TCCCTTAATCTCATAAACGCTCGTAGAGTTCTTGCTACTCCTTGTAGTCTATGAAGTTCTTCTGTTTCTGCTATTTGTTCTAATTGTTTGTGATTAGCTTCAAGACGCACTTCTAGTTCTTCAACAAAAGATTCCCAAAGTTCTGGATTGTTTACAAACATTTTTAACTTACTCATTGTATTGGAGGTTGTCCTGTGTTAGCTGAGAATCCTTGTTCACCTGGTATAGGTACACTACCTGTTCCTATCTGGCCACCACCTGACCCTTGCGTGTCTTGAGCTTGAACACCTGCTGGAACTTCTCCTGGAGGTGCTGCAGCTTGAGGTGGAGCTTCAGGTGTAGGATTTTCTTCTTTAAATTTCTTAAGTATTTCTGATTGTATTGCAGCATCACCCATAGAGTTAACTAATTTGTCTGGATCAAGATCCATACTCTTTGCTATCTCACGTATTATGTAATCCATTTTAGCAAAAGGAGCTAAGACTGGATTTTGTACCACACCTAAAAATTGCATTAATCTTTGTGACCTAACTTCATTAGCCATTAATGATTCAGTACCACGGGCCTTAACTTCTAAGTCACCTTTAATTTCAGTATCATAATCAAACTGCATATTAAAATTAAAAAATGCTTTACCTAATGGAGCTAATAAATAGTCATCAACATTCTTAACCACGTTCCGTATACTGCCATTAGCAGCAGACATAAGCATACTAATACCAGAAGCGGTTCGTCCCACTCCTTGGACACCAGTTTGACCATGAGCAAAACTAGGGAAGCCCGTAGACTCATCAGCCAATACACGGGCTTTATCAAACATTTGCATATTTTCATTAGATACATTAGGGAACTTTGTGCCAAAGATTGCTTGTCCAGGTGCACCTCCTTGTCTTCTAAATATTTTACCAGGGTATACACTTAGATCTTGACCAGGAGTTAGATTAGTTTCATCTACTTCTATTAACATATTACCAGATAGTGCAGCATTGTCAACAGCCATTCTCATAAAACCATTCATTAATGTCTGGGTATCATCCATATTTTCAGCTATACCTACACCAAATAAACTATAAGGATTTACTTCATAAGGTACTGCATAGTATGGTATTAAGTTAGGGGTAAAAGGATTCATAACTAATCTTAGTACTTTACCATTACAAGTCCAGATGTTTACACTTATTTCATCTAGATCTTTCATATCTTCTGGTATATCTACATCATGTCCTTCTAATACATCAATGTCTACATTACCCCAGAACTCAAGTACTTCATATCGTTGAGCTTTAGATTCATGGCTTTCATCTTCCATAGCTTGTTCCCACCACTCTTTAACATAGTTCTCCCCCATAGAAAGTGCCATATCAATACAGTTAGAACGAAAGAAAGGTCTACGTTTTAAAGCCCTCATTTGACTACGAGACATCTTATGTCTCTCTACTACATACTCTGCTTCATCCATATTAGCTGCATCAGGATCTGGATAGAAATTCCATACAGATACACTAGAAGTTTGTGGTATAGTTTTAATTGTAGGTGAGTAAATTCCTTCCTCATCCCAGTTAGGGTATTCTTTATCTACAGCAAATGGGCCTTTCATAATACCAGTTCCAAATAGTGCAGTTTCAAAAGCAGCTACTCGTAATTGTTTATTAGCATTAGACTCTTCTAATTGATCATGGATTTTCTTTTCCATTTTTTTAGCTGCTACTAGTGCTGGTTGAAAACTTATTTGACTTGCAGTGGTTCCAGAACCTTCTTGTAGTCTATCTGCTACAGGTTCTAACTTACTCTGTAAGCCAGCTAGTCGTTCTTGAAGTTGTGGAGTGGTCTCACCAGGAAGTAGTTTTTTATCTTCTGGTGAAACTTTCTGTGCTTTAACTAACTCTGGATTACTTTCAAAGAAAACTGATTCAACTACACCTTCTGGTAAAGTAGTAGGATCTACTGTAATAGGAAATTTATTATTACCAAATAAAACTTCTACTATTTGACCATAGGCTGCTAATACTTTAGTCTTTGTAACTTTAACAAACACTTGAGACTTTTCAGTACCTGAGAATTGTACATCAGGGCCATAGATACCACGATAATTTCTATACGCTTGTATCCAACGAGTCTCATCAATTTCTCTACCTGTAGAAGCTTTAGAGTAAGCTTCCCTAACTAAATCTATAATTCTTCCAGCAGAAGGATCACTAAGGTCTTTTTCTTTATTATCATCTAAAGCAGATGACTCAGATGAGTCAAATAACATTTCATTATCTAGTGTATTTTCTTCTTCCATTTTATTTCCTTAATATCCAAAAGTTGGGTCACTCATTTGAAACCCACTTTTTTGTGTTAATGGATCAAAATCAAATAGGTTACTTCTTGGTCTTGTCATTACACCGTATCTAAGTGCATCATATAAGTGATCTTCAGAATTAGTATCTACATCTTCAGGGTTATTTTTATCTAAAGGTATTACTGGTAATTGGGATATAGTATTAGTACAACTATTAAAAAATACAAGTCTAGGTTCTTCAGTATATTCATCTACTTGTAATCTTCTATGTAATTCATTTTTACCTGCTACTCTAGATCCTTTACTACGATCTGCTGGTCTCCATCTGCAGCCACGCATAATCATTTGTTCAGCTAATGATGGGCCTGTATCGCCACGTTTGTGCCATAAAGAAGAGTCAAGAACTCCGTATCTAATACTTTCACCTTCTTCTAGTTCTATTATTCTATCTGCTAAATCAGTAGCAATAACTTTAGTTACATATAGTTCTCTGTAAACAATTAACTGTTCTGATGGTGATACAGCAATCCAAACAACTCCTGTATAAGATCCATACCCATAATCACATGCACGAAATTTTACCCAATTACTAGGTATATTAAAAGGACTAACAACGTGTATACTCCTATTCCACTCAGGAAATGCCGATCCTTCATTAACATCCCAATCACCTTGAAGCAATTGTTTACGTTGGTGTTCAGGTAATGAAAGTAAGTTAGCTTCATATAATCCGTCATCAGATAAATAAGGGTTATCAAATAATGTTGCAGGTATAAACCTACGTTTAAATAGTGGCTCTCCCTCACGAGAGTGACCTTTAGGCCATCTTATTGTTTTTCCTGTTTCTCCATCTGTAGCCCAAAAAGATTTATTAGTGGGAGAAGGATCAATAAAAAGTTTTTTTACCCAACTATGTCCAGGACCGCCTGGGTTTGTTGTAGCTCTTTGGTATAATTTTAAATTACTATCACGGGTAGTTCTTAATCGTGACCTCATATAGTTCCAAGGGTAGGGAGAAGGCCATTGTGTAAGCTCATCAAAACCAATCCAAGAAAAAGCTTGTCCTTGATAACGTGTAACATCATCATCTCTATCAAGATAAGATAACCAAAGTGTTGCACCTGAAGGTGCTACCCAAGTCTTGTCTCTTTCCATAAACTTAATACCTGGTATTGCTTCTGGGTATATTTGTTTAGATACAGAAATAAGTTCTCTAAGTTCTTCTGTTGACCTACGTACTAACAAACCTCTAAAAGAAGGATTGTTTAAGTAACGTACTGGATCTGCAAGCATGGCAAAACTTTTTCCACCACCTGCTGCACCTCCGTATAAAACCTCTTGTTCTCCAGCAGAAAGAAATTCTGTCTGAGGTCCAGGGTTTGGTTGGAAAATAACTCGTTGAGCTTTTTCTACTTCAAACTCTTCAGGCTTCGGCTGTGCCGATACTGTCTCCGTAGTACTCAACTCTTCTTCCACCGATACGTTGGTCTTCAAGTTTCTTTGCTTTTTCGGACGCTTCTTTATACCGTTGGGCATAGTAGCGTTGAGTTGAAACTTCTTTTTTACGTTTTTGTTCAAGTTTAATTCTTTTCATTAAACCCACATGAGAGATATATCTTTGAGATTCTTCGCTTAACCAATCAGCTACATTCCTAAGACTGTATTGTTTAAGATATTTTTTTGCTTGCTCTAGCAATTCTAACTCTTCTGGGATTGGAAGTATTATATCATTATCTTCTGGGTCTTGTCTATACCCAAAAGGAATTATTCTTCCTACTCTTACTACAGGTTTCCAAACAAGGACATCTTCAATTTCTTCTGGCATTGGTATTTTCCAACTTTTACTAATCATCTTTTTTAGGAGGTAAAATAAATACAGGGCTATCAGATTTTATTTCTACTTTATCTGTTTTTACAAACCCAGCTCTATCAAGAACATCTTTAGAAGCTGCTAGTTTTTCTTTATTACCAAGATCAGTAGGGTTAGTCATAACCTCTAATAAAGAATATGCAGCACGAGTTCCTGCCGCTGCTAAAAACTTACGTGTTAAATCATTTACTTCCTCTTGAAGAGCTGCCATAATAGTAGTAGAAGATACAGTATCACTGTACCCAGCTAATTTCTTAGCAGCTACAGGATTACCACCAGCCCCATCAAAAAGAACATCCAAAAACCTTTGTTGTTTTTCTGTAAGTTGTCTTCCCATTATTTATTTTTCTTCTTAGGTCTAGCTATAGCCTGTGCCTTTTTAGATAGTTCTTTAAAATGATATAAGCGTTTACTAGATTTACTGTGCGTTTTGCCTGTATGCAATGTGCCATCGGCCATCTTATGCATACTGCCTTTGTGTTCTTTCCCGTCACGGGTATAATGAGGTACACCTTTCATTTTAGCTACCACACTTACATTTATCGCAACAGTTACATCTAATGTTTAAAATAGAGCGCACTACACGCTCTAAGTATTTATATATAGATTTAATATAATTCATAATACTATTTCCTTTTTATATTATGCTATTTGTACATACTCAATGATAAAAGTAAAAGAACCTGCTGTAGTTGCGTTTACTGTGTTTGTAATATTACAAAAAATATTACGTGCAGCAGAAGCATACTGTGCAGATATAGGTGCAGTTGCTGCATCCTGCGTCTGAAGAACTAAGGCAGTCTGTGTAACACTACCTACAACAACAGTTGTACCAGCATCAAGAATCTCATCTGTCTGTGCTGCAACAATTTGTGCACCTGAGCTAGATGTACCGACTTCGTATCCTATATCGCCTGAACCACATACAGGAGCAACAGCACAAAATATTGTAATACCTGTAATAATTGTATTAGCTGGTTGTGCAAATGTACCAATAGCTGGTGAGTCACCTGCAGTTGAATTAACAGTTACGCCACTAACGTGAGCTACGTGCTTAACGAACTTACTTAATACGGCACTCTCTAGTGTGGCTGCACCTGTAAGTGTTGTTACACCTGTTACATCTAGTGTAGTTGATACAGTTGCTGCACCTGTTATTGCTGCAGTACCTGTTACGTTTAACCCATCATCTAATGAGAATATCGTAGGTATTTTTTCTTTACCTTCTGTATATGTACTTTCTACCATTGTTCTGTTTCCTATTTAAAAGTATATGCTAAACCAATAGATAGGTCACTATATTTAAAGTCACCGTCTAATGATAATTTTGAATACGTAGATAGTCCACCTATTAATCCTACTGTACTCTTTACTGATGCACCAGAAATACTAATAGAAGAACCACTAGCATATGCCCAATCTACTGCTGGGCGAATAGATATTCTACCTAGACTAGCTGTTGCACCTACATCACCTGACCACTTTTTACTCTTAAAGCCATACTCAATAGATGTATCTGGTTTAATTAGTGACATAATGCCACCTTTTGATGGCCCTTCAGCCTGTACAGAAGCCGATGTTAAAACAACTATAGCGCCTGCGATAAATAAACTTTTCATTTAATGTCCTCCAAAACCTGTTAGTTTTCTGATTTCACCACGAGATATTCCTAGATCCCGTAGTTGTCTCTCTGTCATATTCATTAGTTGATAATATGCAGTTCTATTAGAAATGTAGTTATTGTACTTAGTTATTAATTTTCTTATCATTTTATTTCTCCTTTTAATGACTAAAGGAGTTATACCATAACTAGTTATAACATAGAAGTGTTATTAATGCAACCCTGTTATGCTTTTGTTTTTGTTTTACTTAATGCAGACGCACCCATAAAGCCTAAGACTACACCCATCTGTGCTACAAGAAAGGTATTAAGAAACCCTGATGCAGACTCCATACGAGGTATATTAATAATAGGTGTAAGTAATACTATTACAGTTACGATGGTTGTACCCATAGCTAACCAAGCCATAGTACGTTGAGTGTCCATCATCTTGTCTTCATTCTCTAGACGTATCCACCGTTCGTGTCTGTCTAATTCTTCATCAGTAATAATGCCGTCACCATCTGTGTCAGCTACTGCGTACTTGCTATCTGCTTGTAATTGTTTTGACATTATTTTTTACTTTTTATAGAGTTAATTTGCCTCATTGTAAGACCTGGAGGATCAAACATTTCAGGTTTATTGCCTGCTCGTTTTAATTTTTTATTGTATTTTTCTTGATCTTTTGAAGTAACCCAACCTTTAGCTTTAGCTTCCGAAAAAGTATAATACTTTCGTTTAATATCTAAAAAAGTAGTTTTGTATTTTGTATGAGTATATCTTGTTTCTGGACCAAGTTGATTAATTCCACTACGAGTACGTTTTATATTATTTTTAGATATATGCTCTTTAGCTACACCTTTTTTATTTACTTTATGTGTCATTATTATTCCTCGTGTTTAGCAAAGGCTGACCCAGTAAGTATGGCTCCAAACGCTAGGTGAAACAATCCTCCACCCATAAGAGTAAAAGGATTATGTTGTCCAGTTAACTTTTTCATCAGTTCCATTTGAATCATTGGCTCAGTAGTAGAGTTTATAATATCCATAAACTGTGATATGTCTGGTCTATTAATTCCGTACCATATAGGTACAAACATAAAATCATAGAAACATATTAATAGATATATTATTAATGCAGTCCACCTCCAAGTCATAGTAGACTTTTGTTGTGGGCTAAGTTTATTATTCATTTA